TGCCCCGGTGGACGGCGGCCGATGGTAAACGCCCCATCACACCTACAGGCTCTCCTGCGTCAACAACCAAGCCGGAAACCTGGACCACCCACGCTGAGGTACAGGATGGTCCGCACGGCGTCATGCTGGGCGGTGGCCTAGCCTGTATCGACCTTGACCACTGCATCAACCGGCGCGGCAAGGTGGCCGACTGGGCTGTTGAGATTATCCGGGCGGTGCCAGGTGCCGTTGTGGAGCGTTCGGTCTCCCGGCGGGGTCTGCATATTTTCGGGCTGCTCCCGGAGGGTCCAGGCCGGCGGCGCGGCTGCGTGGAAATCTATTCCCGAGCAAGGTTCATTCGGACAACAGAAGATATTTACCGCATGGGCGGCCTCGTCGATCTAGCCCCCGCGGTGCGAGTAGCTGCCGCACTGCAGCGAGAGGGACGTATCCCCGAACGGTAAGCAAGTGTTGAAGGAGGTGGTTGGTCATGGTGCGTGGCCCAGTACCGAAGCGCAGCGACCAGCGTAGGCGGCGGAACAAACCAGAAGCTGCTGCTCCCGCTGTGGTGGTGGCCATGGGGCAGCAGGTAGTGAAACCGCCCACAGAGGACCGGGCGTGGCACCCGTATGCCAAGGACTGGTTTAGGGCGTTGAAGCGGTCCGGCCAGGCCCAGTTCTATCAGGAAAGCGACTGGCGTGAAGCAAAGCTAGTGGCCTGGCTTATCACCCAGGAGCTAAGTTCCCCAACCGGTGCCCGTGCTGGAATGATGGATGTAATCTTTTCCCGCGCTGACGCCCTGATGACCACCGAGGGTGCCAGGCGGCGGCTACGCGTAGAACTCACCACCCCAAAGATAGTGGATGAGGCGAAGGAGGCCACCGTGTCGATCATGGAACAATATCGGGCTGATCTAGCATGATGATCTCCCCGGAGGAACGCCTCGATACGCTTCCCCCGGGGGTTCCCGATTTAACGCTCGGCTGGGAGGCGCTAGCGTGGGCCGCGAAATACTTAAAGCACCCGAATGGGATTCGCGCCGGGTTGCCGTGGAAATTCACTAACCGCCAGGCCAGGTTCGTTTTATGGTTTTATGCCGTTGGCCCAGATGGAAAATGGTTGTTCTACAATGCGTTCCGTCGTCTAGCTAAAGGCTCCGGCAAGTCGCCGTTCGCTGCCGCTATGGCGCTCATTGAGTTGCTCGCCCCCGTCAGGCTGGAAAGGTTTGATCCGCAAGTGCTCGGCGGCTGCATTGGTAAGCCCGTGGCGATGCCGTGGGTGCAAATAGCCGCGGTTTCTGAGGCGCAAACAGACAACACGATGAGGCATATCAGGGCGATGGCTAATAAGAAGACGGCGATCGAGCTGCACCGTGATTACGACATTGACCCCGGTATTACGAAGATTAATGTTGTCCCCGAAGGCAAACTGGAGGTTATTACATCATCTGCGACCACCCAGGAGGGTGCGGAGGCAACGTTCATTATTGGCGACGAGTTAGAGCACTGGACCCCAGCTAAAGGCGGCGGTGAGCTATACAGCACCTTGGTGGATAACCTAACTAAGTCAGGGTCCCGTATGCTAGGCACCCTGAATGCCTGGAAACCGGGGAAAAACACCGTGGGGGAGCACACGTTTATCGACTGGTGTAACCAAGAGAAAGGCTTATCCAAGAATGAAAAACAGATCCTCATGGATATCATCCAAGCCCCGCCAGAAACCAACCTAGCCGATGCGGCATCGCTTCGCGCCGGGTTGGAGTTCGTGTATGGGGACTGCCCATGGGTTGATATCGACGCCATCATGACCCGCATTTGGACGCACAGTGCTAAGCCCGATGATTCGAAACGGAAATATCTGAACTGGCCAGTAGCGTCTGTTGATGCGTGGATTGACCCCAAAGACTTGGCGCTCATGGCCATGCCGGATATCCAGGTGGAGCCTGGCGAAGAGATCGTCATGTTCTTCGATGGTTCGCTCACCCGCGACACGACAGCCCTGGTGGGGTGCCGGGTTTCCGACGGGCATGTGTTCCTGATCGGGGCGTGGGATCCCGGTAACAGCCACGCATCCCAAGCAGAGAAGAAAACCATTGATGTTGAAGCAGTCACCGCCCGTGTCGCCCAGGCGTTTGACACGTGGACCGTGAAAGCGTTCTTCGCTGACGTGCGTGAATGGGAATCCTTCACGAAGATTACGTGGCCAGAATGCTACAAAGACCAACTAGCACTGTGGGCGGTGCCGTCTGGGGCAAACCCAGAGCCAATCGCCTGGGACATGCGCAGTAAAAGCTTTGATTTCACCCGGGCATGCGAACTAACAGAACGAGAAATCATTGAGCACGGATTCACCTACGACGGCTCCATAATCCTCACAGACCACCTACGGAACTGCTACCGTGCAGAAAACCGCTACGGGATATCCGTGCGGAAAGAATCCCCAACCTCAGCGAAAAAGATTGATGCAGCGGTTTGCCTCATCGGGGCACGCATGGTGCGCCGAAAATGGTTGGATAACCAACCAGATACCCACTATGACGGAAGGGCGGTGTTTGTGTAATGAAAATGTCGAACCGGGCGGTACTTGATGGTGTGCGAGGACTCCTGTCCCAACACGCATACGAATACGCCAGGAACAACAAAATCCATATGGCGATGCTGCCCTGGACCCGGAAATACGCGGCCGGCCGGTTCACGGTCCTAAACGAGAAGTCGACACCAGGCGGCAGGTATGCCCGCCATATCCAGATCGCCCAAGACTCCCAAGTCCCATTCCTCCCTCTAGTGCTGGATACGTTCGCCCAGTCGATGAAGATCGAAAACTACTTCAGCGGCAACTACGAGCAATCCCCACTGTGGGAGCACTGGCAACGCAACGCGATGGATGCGGCCCAAACCGGAATCACCCGGGCGGCCCTCAAATACGGCACATCCTATGCTGTAGTCGATCGGGGCACTTTTCCCGGCCAAGCATCCGCACCGCTTATCACTGGGGTTTCTCCCCGCATGATGACCGCCTACTATGGGGAATCAAGAGCCTGGCCGGGGGAATACGGGCTCACTTCAGAATGGCCTATTCTTGCCCTAGAAATCCGGGGGGCTAGGATGCGGCTCATAGACGAAAACTACATCTACTACATTGGGGCACGTCACGCACCTAAGAACCCAGCGGAATGGGTTTCCGAAACGTGGAACAACACCATCAACCTCCAGATCATCGAGGCCCGCCCTCACGGCGCTGGGGTGCCACCAGTCGTCCGCTTCCGGGACCGCTGGCTACTAGACGGTGAGGAACACGGCGGCATCATCGAGCCGCTCCTATCACTCCAAGATCGAATCGACAGAACCAGCTACGAAATGGGCATCGCCCAATACTATGCCGCCTTTAAACAACGATACGTCATCGGATGGGCCCCCAAAGATGAACTCGAAGGGATCCGCATGAAAGCGAACGATGTCTGGTTCATCAACGCGGACGGCACCAAAACAAAAGCCGGTCAGTTCGAGGAAACCGACCTAACCCGGTACATTGACTCTAAACAAGCGACCATACGGGACCTGGCCGCGATCGCCCAGGTTCCAGCGCAATCCCTAGGTGCGAACGCCATCAGCAACATCAGCGCCGATGGCCTGGCAGCCATGGAATCAGCCAAAGACCGAAAAGCCTCCGAAATCCAAACAAGTCTCGGCGAATCCTACGAACAACTATTGCGGCTGTGCGGACACATGGACGGTGATGCGGATTCAGCCGCTGACTTCGCCGGCGAAGTGAAATGGAAAGACACCACAGCAAGGTCATTTGCTCAAACCGTTGATGCGCTCGGGAAACTCGCCACCATGCTCGGCATACCAGCGGAAGCGCTCCTGGAAGACATCCCCGGGTTCACAGAGGAGAAAATCCAGCGGATCCTCACCAAGTATGGCTACCCATCTATCCAAAAAGATGAATCCCAGCCCATGCCTGAAGTGACATAGCAAAACCGCAAGGGGGTGGGTTGTGAGCATCGAAAACCAGCACTCCCGAGACCGGGAAACCGCCCTGTGGCTTAGAGACCAAATATATAAGCTGATCGAAGAACAAACGATCCCCACTACGATTGAAGCACTCTGGGACCTAGTGACCGCGCTGCTGCCGCTCATCCATACAGCCAGGAAAGCGTTCTACCAATCCGCAGCCCAAACCATGACCGAAGATATGCGCGCACGAGGCATGGAGATAGAGGTGGCGCCTATGCGAACATACCAGCCTAACGCGGCCTGGAAGATGCTCCTGCGCGCCCTAGGATGGAACCCGAAAAAAGATCCGATACCTGGCGATATCGAATCATATTCAAAAGATGCGCAACGCGCCCTGCTGGAAAAAGTAGCGGCCTTCCCCGCTAATCCCGCGGACCCTGTCGCCTTGGCTCAGGTATCGCGCCGGGTAGCTGCTGGGGCAGTGCGGCATGCGCGCGCAGCTGGTCGTGATGTGGTGGTTGATACCGCGGCCCAGGGTCGGGTGCGTGTGGTGTCGTCGCGGAAACGTCCACGGGTGACGGTGGAAGATGGCACTGGGTCGGATGGCCGGCCCAAGGTGATAGTGGAATACACCAGCGACGACAGGAAGGTGGGAGACGATAACCGTGAGTCTAGGAAAAAGGCCAGTAAGGCAGAACCAGCTAGCGCCAAGTCTGGTGGCAAGGTGTTGGGGTGGGCCAGGGTTTTAACCGGGGCTGAGAGCTGTGCTTTTTGCGCGATGCTGGCATCCCGGGGGCCGGTATATTCCGAAGATACCGTGGTGACAACAGGGAAGCCTAGGGAAGTACGGCCACGCCAAGTTCATTACCGGAATTCGGGCGCTACCGGGGGCCATACGTATGTTTCGGGATCCCGGCGGGAAGGAGAGAAATATCATGACCACTGCGATTGCATAGCAGTCCTCGTTGTTAAGGGAGTGCCGTGGAATGGTGAGCAGCAATACTACGACCTGAAGGATCTGTGGGATGACGCAACGTTTCAGCCAACGCAAGAGGAATTAGATGCGGGTCTTGACCAGCCGCGGGATAGATTCACCAAACGATATGCCGACGCGATAAAAGCCGACCCGGAAAAATACTCGGCGATAAAGGCCGACCAGGAAAAGGCCGAGCCTGACATGCCGCCTAGTGAGATTCGTAAGGACATGCCTGGTGAAGGGGTGACGCTTGACTTTGAAGAAAGAAGGGGAAAGGTTTATATTCCGCCCGAAGTGCGAGACAAGTTTGGAGAGAACCCTGATTGGCTGTACCGGTTATCAGCTGAGGAGGGGGCCACAAACCCGGCAACTCATGAATGGGATACCCTTATTACATTGCTGAAACATGGGCACACAGTTCGGATCCGGCGACTAGGTGAGGGGGAGAAAAAGACCTCACCTGATATTGTGCTTGATGATGTGATTACGGAGATGAAAGCCCCTGATGGTGGCGGGAAAAATACCATTTACAATAATATGCGTGAGGCGAAAAAGAATTTTGCAAGTCTTATGCCTATAAGAATTCAGGTTGTTATTGATGGGGCCAGGCTACAGCTTACAGATGAGCAGGTGCGGGTCGACATTAAAAAGAACTTGGGTGGTCCAAGATTTTCCGAGTTTGATAGAATAATTTACATTAATCATAATGGGGAAGAAGAGGAATTCACATAATGAGCCTGTATGTTTTATCAGATGCTCCCATAGTGGAAGTGGTCAATCTTTTATTGCAAGAGCCATATACAGAGAGCACTATTGCTTACAATGATAATCCAGAAGCGTATGATGTTCGGACCGTGGACGGTGTTCTTATTTCCATGGACTATGGAGATAGTGCTTATGGGCCTGTACTTGATACTTTGATTTTCGTTCCTGATGAGGAAGAAGAATTGCAGCGGAAAATTTTTGAATCTGTTAAGAAGTTGCGTTACAAAGCGACGTTTTGCGTGCCCCGGTCTGGTGAAGAAATTACTTATATGCCGGATGCCCCATTGCCTGCTGTGCCTGCTTAGTACGAGCGCTGAACCATTTTTTAACCCGCATGCTCCGTATAGGGGCACGCGGGTTTTGTATAAGAAAGGATGATTCCTGATGTTTAACCAAGAACCAAATAATGACTATACCATGATCGTTCGGCAAACCCCCGAGGGGGAGCTGACGACCACATCACTCGTTATTGCTGAAGGAACGCAAATTCAGCACGCCAGTGTGCTGCGGGTTGTGCGTGATAATGAAGAGGATTTTGAGGAGTTCGGAAGGGTGCGATTTGAAATCCGACCCTTTGAAACTGCTGGCGGAACCCAAAATCGCACCATTGCGGTATTGAATCGTGAGCATGCAATGCTGCTCATGACCTATATGCGTAACACTGCGGTGGTTCGTCAGTTCAAGAAGCAGCTTGTTAAAGCATTCACTGACATGGAACGGCGGCTTGCCGCTAAGCCAGCATTTGATCCTTCCCAGATCACTCGCCTGGAGATGGCGCAAATGCTCCTGAATGCCGAAACTGAGCGCCTGGCGCTGGAGGCGGAAAACAAGAAAATGCAGCCCAAAGCAGACGCCTATGATTCTTTCATTGATGCGTCTGGCTCCTACAGCATGGGTGTGGTAGCGAAGATGTTGGGGGTGGGCCAAAACTGGCTGTTCCGTGAGCTGCGTAACCGAGGCGTGTTGATTCCTCGCGGCGCTATGCGCAACACCCCCTACCAGCGGCATATGGGCTACTTCGAGGTCAAAGCCCACCGCTATGAGCAGCCGAACGGGGAAGAAAAAGTGTCGTACACCACGTATGTTCTCCCTAAGGGCATTGACTTTATCCGCAGAACATTAGGGTTTACCAGGATTGACCCAATGCTCCCCATCCCTATGAACTAACCCCACCAAAGCCGGTGGGGTTTATTCATGACCACCCTGACCATTCGCATTTCACACAATCTAAAAGGAGGCAACATGCAAGACGCTACTAGCGCCGAGCCCCAGGATGAACAAGAACCTAGCCTGGAGGACACTACCCCGGATATCAGCCAAACACCATCACAAGACGCCGGCTTACAGCCGGAGATGACCTTGGAAGAGGCCTTGGCGGCATTGGAGAAAACCCGCCA